GGGCGGTTTTTTAGTGTGCCTAAGACACCTCTGACCCTTCCTGTTCCTTTTTATACCAAAAACGACTCGAAGTCGCATGAAAACGACTGAGAAGCCCTCAGAAGCCCTAGAAAGGGTCTCAGACGGTCGCAAAGGGTCGCAACAGGGAAAAGATAGGGACACAGACCTGCAAATACCGCTAATGGGCGTACAAACGCCTCGAATTCACACGCCGCTTAACGATTTACCCTCACGCGGGGGCGAATTGATCGACTTAGCAGCTAGTTTGGGCGTGGAACTTATGGAGTGGCAGAAATTTGCCCTTATCCACAGCCACAAGGTCAAGCCAGACGGCAGGTGGGCTACGCCTCAAAACATTTTTTGCGTAGCTCGTCAAAACGGAAAATCATTTTTACAGCAGATCAGAATTCTGGGCGGGCTGTTTCTATGGGACGAGCCGTTGCAGATCGGACAAGCTCACACCCTCAATACCTCACTAGAGCAGTTTCGCCAGATGATGTGGACTATTGAGGCAAATGACTTTTTAGCTAAGCAGGTGAAAAAAGTACGCCTTAATCATGGGGCTGAGGAAATCGAGACAATGAAGGGCACGAGGTTCATGGTGCGTGCTGGTGGCTCAGCTGCTCGCGGTATTTCCCGACCGTCAACAATCCATTTAGACGAGTTGTTGCGTATGAACAACATGGACTCGTACGCATCATTGCGATACACCCTCATGGCGTCGCCTAATCCAATGCTCATGGGCTATTCCAATGCTGGTGATAATACGTCCGTAGTGCTAAATTCTTTTAGAGATCGCGCGTTGGCAGCAATTGGCGGTGTTGAGGACAACATTGGGTATTTTGAGTGGTCGTCGCCAACAGATGAAATCACGGTAGAAAACGCACGCCATGCCAATCCAGCAATGGGAGTGACTATCCACGAGGACAACATCAGGTCGGTACTCAATGACCCGCCAAACGTGGTTATGTCCGAGGTATTGTGCAGGTGGGTAGTGGCAATCCAAAACATTGTTGATGCAAGCGCATGGAATAAGTGCCTTGATAAAAGCGTCGATCTTGACCCTGAGAAATTGACGTGGCTGGCTATTGATCTTTCACCAGACAGAAAACGAGCCAGTTTAGTTGGGGCGCAGAAGCTTGAAAATGAGTCGTTTGTCGTAAAGCTGCTGCACAGCTGGTCAAACGAGCTGCAATTAGATGATCGGGAAATTGCCAACGAATTAGCCGACTATGCGCGAAAGTATCCGACCGAGTATGTGCTTTACAGCAGAAAATCAGCTGGGGCGGTTGCCTCACGGCTTGCACCTGCTGGCATACCAGTGTTTGACATGGACGGTGCGTATCCGCAGAGCTGCGACGAAATGTTGTCGGCTATTAACAGCGGTAGGCTCAAACACCGTGGGCAAAGTCAGTTGACCGAGGAAATACTAGCTGCGGTGCAATTGCGTCGTGGTGACGGCGGTTGGGTCATTGGCAGACGTGCCAGCAACGCCATTGTGTGCGGTGCGGTCGCCGTCGCCCTTGTTACACACTTTGCGACACGCCCAGACAATGATCTTGACATCATGGTTGGTTGATCGTATAAGCCTGTCAGAATTGGGACATGGGTTTATTCGATCTATTTGTGCCAAAGGTTACAGCTGCCGTCACAGCTGAGCCTTTGGACGTTGACGCATCACTTGCGCCGTATTTTACGGAAAACAACAATTTTTACTTTTACGGCATAGCGCAGGCAAACCGCGCCGAAGCAATGAGCGTGCCAACAGTTGCGCGTGCTTTGAGCATTATGCAAACAATTGCATCATTACCGTTGCACACTCGCAATGAGGCAACAGGTGAAAAGATTTCACAACCGCGTGTTATTAACCAACCAGACCCGCGCATACCAGGGTCTACATTTTACGGTTGGCTTATTTCTGATTTATTCTTTCATAACTCAGCGTATGCAATGGTCATGGAAAGATACGCCGACACAGGCAAAATCCGTGCAATGGAAAGAGTTGCACCAGAGCGCGTATCAATTACTACAAATTTTGATAACACAGAAATTACAGCGTACGAGATCGACGGCAAGCCAATTGACCCAACAAATTTGGTTGTGTTTCCAAATACGCAAGAAGGTTTACTGGCTCGCGCCGGTCGCACAATCAAAGCTGCTGCCGCGCTAGAAAAGGCATCACTCAATTTTGCTAATGAGCCAACACCGCTTATGGTCTTGAAATCAAACGGCACATCATTGCCAGCAGATCGCGTTGCAAAAATTCTTAATGCTTGGCGTACAGCTCGTGCCAACAAATCAACAGCATTTCTCAATGCTGACGTCACAATGGAGTCAGTTGGTTTTGACCCTAAGAATTTGCAACTCAATGAAGCCAGAAACTATGTATCGCTTGAATTAGCACGCGCGTGCGGTTTACCTGCTTATTTCACAGACAGCCAGCAATCATCATTTACATACGCAAACGCTTTAGACAAGCGACGTGACCTAGTTGACTTTGCGTTTCGCACATACATGTCAATCATTGAACAACGCCTGTCATTTGCTGATTTTACGCCAGCAGGTAACAAAGTCATGTTTGACCTAGACAATTTCTTGCGTGGCAATCCTTACGAGCGCGCGCAGGTTTATGAAATCTTAAATCGTATCGGCGCAATGTCGATCGAGGAAATTCGCGCAGAGGAGGACATGTTGTTATGAAAAAACTCATTACACCAATTGCTATCACAGCAGCTGACTCAAATAGCCGTACGATCACTGGTCGCATTGTGACATTTGAGGAGACTGGAAACGCATCAATTGGCAAGGTGCAATTTGCTAAGGGCAGCATTGATGCCGTCCCTGTTTTGCTCAACCTAGAGCATGACCGCACACGCCGTATTGGCAAAACATTGTCAATCGAGGCAAACGATCAAGGAATTGACGCAACATTTAAGATCGCCAACACAACAGCTGGTACAGATGCACTTGTGGAAGCGTCCGAGGGTTTGCGTGACGGTTTTAGCGTCGAGGTTTATTTTGACGAGTATGAAACCTTGAAGGACGGCACAGTGCGCATCATTAAAGGCGAAATGACTGGCGTTGCATTGACGTCAGAGCCAGCAATTAGATCAGCACGCGTTAACGAGGTCGCAGCAACAACAGGCGACGAGCCTGAGATTTCTGACTCAACAATTGAGCCAGATGCAACACCAACAGAAAAGGACGACGAAGTGGAACAAACCGTTACACCAGCGGAAGCCGTCGAAACGGTAGAAGCCGCACAGTCAGTAACAGCAAATGCAAAGCCAGCAGTAGGCGGTTGGACATCAAAGCCACGCCTAGAGTTCACAGCTGCTAAGTATTTGGAAAACACAATCCGCGCATCAATGGGCGAGGAGTCAGCACGTCAGTATGTCGCAGCGGCAGATGACACAACAGACAACGCAGGTCTAGTACCTACACGTCAGTTGACAGAGGTCATTAACGGACTTGCAAACACAACACGCTCTAGCATTGACGCAATCAGCCGTGGAGTCTTGCCTGACGCTGGCATGTCTTTCGAAATTCCAAAAATCACAGTCATGCCAACAGTTGCCTCAACATCAGAAGCAGGCACACCAAGCGAGACAGATCAAAACGCTGCATTTGTGACAGTAAACGTTGCAAAGTACGCAGGACAGCAGACATTTAGCGTCGAGCTACTTGACCGCACATCACCGCTATTTTTTAACGAGCTATTGTCAAACATGGCAGCAGCTTATGCAAAGGCGACAGACACAGCAGTACACACAGCAATTGCGACAGGTGCGACAGCAGATGCAACAACACTTGCTACATACCCAACAGCTGCTGAGTTGCTTGGTTTTGTTTCTCGCGGTGCAGCATCAGTTTATGCAAACACAAATGGGTTTGCTCGTAACATGATCGCTAACACATCACAGTGGGCAAACCTAATGACACTTAACGACTCAGGTCGTCCAATTTACAACGCAGCACAGCCAAGCAATGCAGGCGGTGTTGTACGTCCAGACTCAATCCGTGGAAACGTTGCAGGTCTTGACCTTTATGTGACAGCAAATGTCGCGTCAGCAAATGACACAGACAAGGACGACTCAATTTTGATCGTCAATCCAAGCTCTTACACATGGTACGAGTCACCAACATACCGTTTGCGTGCAGACGTAATCGCGTCAGGTCAAATCTCAGTCATGGTTTATGGATACGGCGCAATTGCAACCAAGATCGGTGCAGGCGCGTTTGGTATCAACAAGACCTGATAACTAGCCACACTAACTAATCATGCGGCGGGTTCTCCCGATCTCGCCGCAGCAGTCGAAAGGAAACGGACATGCCAGCCATTGTTACAGCAAGTCAATTGCGCACGGTGCTTGGCGTGTCCGTTTCACTTTATAGCGACAGTTATTTAGACGAGATCATTAACACCAGCGAGGACGTCATTTTGCCAATGCTGGTTGCAAACGTTTCTGGTATTGATGCTTACAAGCTAGAAAACAACGTGGCAACATTTTTTACAATCCGTGAGCATTATTTTGTGGCTGGTCAATCAGTAATCGTGACAGGGTTGCCTGCACCATTTACAGCCACACACACAGTCGTTGACAGCGCGCCTTTCTACTTTACGGCAGCACTTACAAACGCAGACGTTTCATTGCGTCCAATCGTGCCAAATGGCAAAGCCACATTGTCTGGTTACTCAGCTGCGCAAATCTATGCAGCCACACCAGCAATTGAGTCAGCAATCTTGGCTGTTAGCGTCGAGGTCTTTCAATCACGCGTTGCAGCTGGTGGTCAGATCGAGGGCGTGGACTTTACAAGCTCTCCATACCGTATGGGTCGCAGCTTGACCAACCGTGTCAGCACATTGCTTATGCCTTATTTGGACGCTGAGACAGTGGTTCAATAAATGCCAGCAAACTCAATTGCCGAAACACGATCAGCCTTAGCCACAGCCTTTAGTGCGCTATCTGCAAACGTGTATCCAAGCGTGCCAGAAGCACCAATACCGCCTGCCATTGTTGTCGTACCTGATAGTCCATACATGGAAGTTGTGCTTATCGGCAAGGCAAAAACACAGGTCAAAATCAATTTTGCAATTACAGCCATTGTTGCCTCAAACAGCAATGCAGGCTCATTAGACAATCTGGAAAAGCTCATAATCGGAATTCTTGCTGCAATGCCAGCAGGATACGTTGTTGGCGTTATTGAAAAGCCGACAGTGTTGGAAGTAGGACAAAGTCCAATGCTGGTGGCTGACATAAACGTTTCGACGTACTACACACAAACAACATAGGGGACAAAATGCCAACGACAATCATAACTGGTCGCGATTTAGTCGTGACCATTGCAACCGTTAACTACGACGCGCAGGCGACCAGCGCAACACTCGCGGTGGACTCAACCGTAGAGACATACCAAACACTAGACGGCAAGGCTTACAAGCACATTGACGATCAGTGGACATTTGACGTTTCAATGCTTGCAGACTGGGGCGCTTCAGGTTCATTGTGTGAAGCACTATGGACTGCCTGCGAAACTGCACCAAACACAGTTTTGGCGGTTTCACTAACTGCCGTAACAGGCGCAGTGTTCACATTTAACGTTATGCCAGTATTTCCAAGCGTCGGCGGTTCAGCACCAGATGCACAGACCGTTGATCTATCATTTGTAGTGGTTGGAACACCAGCCGAAAACTTCAGCTAAAAACTAACAATCGGGAGACAAAATGAAACTACCAATCACAATTGAATACAACGACGGCTCGCAGGCTACTTTTACAGCTGCGCCGCCTGAGTGGGTTAAGTGGGAAAAGCAGACAGGCAACACAATTGCACAGGCGCAGGAGAAAATGGGTCTTAGTGATCTGATTTTTTTGGCATACCATGCAATGAAGCGTGAAGCAGCAGGCAAGCCAGTCAAGACATTAGACATCTGGACTGAGACTATTGCAGACGTGGTTGTGGGTGAGGCAAACCCAAAAGTTACCCAGTCGGAAGCCTCAGCAGAATAGTTTGGGAAGTAGCTCTGGCAACAGGGTTACACCCAGACGATTTTGTTGAAGCTGAGGACATACTGACGGTTATTGAGATTATGGAGAGGCGCAACAATGGCAAGTGAGGCGATCACATACGACAAAGCCGAATTGCGCTCAATCATGCGTGCGTTTAAGGCTATGGACGACGAAGCCATTGCACAAGCCAAGCAAGCAAGCAGTGAGCTAGCGGAGTATGTTCGAGGGCAAATTGTTGTTGCCGCAGCTACACGCACACGCAATCGCGTGGACAATCGCGTAGCAGAAGGTGCGCGCGTATCCAAATCATCAAAGGTTGGTGAGATCAGTTTTGGTTTTGCTGGTCAGAAATTGAGCGGTGGCGCGACAACCCAACAGATTTGGGGCGGCGTTGAATTTGGCTCAAACAAATACAAGCAGTTTCCAGTATGGTCAGGTCGTGAAGGTCGCGGGTCACGCGGTTGGTTTATTTACCCAACCTTGCGTGCAGTACAGCCAGAGATCATCAAAAAGTGGGAGGAAAGTTTCAGCAAAATAGTTAGGAAGTATGACTAATGGCTGGCAGTCGTACCCTCAAATTATCCATACTTGCTGAGACAAAAGATTTAGTCGATGGCTTAAAAAAAGCCGAAACCAGCACACAAAGCTTTGGCGACAAAGCCACAGAGTTTGGCAAAAAGGCTGCGCTGGCATTTGCCGTAGCTGGCACAGCAGTTTTGGCTTTTGCAGCTGATGCCGTCAAAGCAGCAGCACAGGACGAGGCTGCACAACAAAAACTAGCTGAGACAATTCAAGCAACAACTAACGCAACAGCAGCTCAGGTCAAAGGCGTTGAGGATTACATCACGCAAACGTCAATTGCGGTTGGCGTGACAGATGATCAATTGCGCCCTGCATTTGGCAGACTTGTTAGATCAACTAAAGATGTTGACGAGGCGCAACGCCTGCTCAATCTTGCGCTTGA